TTTTATAGGCAAATAATGCAGATTTAAACCAAGGAATCCATCAGAATATTTTTCTAATACTAAAACCAATGGGAATTTGTCCCAATACGGCAAATCATCTTTTGTCTTTGCATCATAATAAAAAAAATACATTCTTCCTAATTTAAATTGCGGTACTTGTCTTGACTTTTCTCTACTGATAGTAATTGGTATCAAAGATGGTCTTTTTATTTCTGCGATCTTGGCCATCAACCATTTAAATGACAACGCAGTCATTGTTTTTAGTTGATCACCAGTTTTTTCTAATGCTAATTGTGTTAGTTTTGATTCCATGGGGGTATTTAGTTAGACATTTAAATCTTGTTCGGTAAGTATTTTAAACTCCCAACCTCTATCCAAACAATAATCAATCGCGGCTTTCCATTTGGATTGATTGACACCCCATGTGGTAACTTCATTTATATACTGCTTTGTTATGCGTTTCTTAATTTCAGGAGGTTGCGTTTGTCTTTTTGGTTTAACTTCAACTAAATAAGTTTTGGTCGTATTGTCTTTGGTTTTTATTTTGACCATAAAATCGACAAAGTACCTGTGGAATTTACCGTCAACAGGAGATTTGTACGGTATTATTATTTCTTCTGAAGAAAAAGAAACGACATTTGGGTTATTATCACACCAAACAAGAAATTTTAATTCCCAAGAGGATCTATATATGACGTTTGATGCATCACCATTATATTTCGCCACATTTCTCACTTTGTATTTGCCTTGCAAGTATTTCATGTAAAACCTCCGAACGTATTTATTACACATAAATATTGTATAAAACAAAAGGAAATGTAAATGGCAACTGGTGCGCAGAAATTGAACGATACGGTCTCTGGAAGTCCATATAAACCAGTTTTTTATCGTTATCCGAACCATTTAGACACCAAATATCAGAACCATAAAATAAGATTTGATATACTTGAAGTGACGAGTACAGATATAGATAAATTGGGAACATCAATAACTTCCATATTACAATCCGCAAAAGATACTGTGAAAGCTGAGAATGCAAATCAGAGCGTCGCCAATGCCGAAGGACAATCACCTGATGCAATTCAAAAACTTAAAGACAAAGCTACTGAATTTGGTGGTACTGCATCCTTAGGAACAAAAAAAGTTTTGGAAAACTTAGTTGGAGAATTCAATGAAAGTAATCCAGCATATAAAAGTGGCATTGCAAATTCTGGTGTCTTAAATAAACCACCAGAAAAAACAAATGCTGTTATTGAATTATATACGCCAGATACATTGGATTTTTCATCTCAATTTTCTTACTCATCTTTAAATATTAATGATTTAATTGCAAGTGTTGGTTCAGGAATTTTAGGAAGTGTACCGAAAGTTGGTAGTTTTATGCAAGGTGCATTGGCTTCTTTAAATGGAGAAGGAACTTTTGGTAATTTAGTAAAATTAGGATTAAACAAAGCAGGGTATGCAATAAATTCACAACAACAATTAATGTTTCAAGGTGTGGAGTTTAGATCATTCGGAATGGCATTTGTTTTGACGCCTACTGATGAGAAAGAAGCTCAAACTATAAGAGATATAGTAAAAACATTTAGAAGATATTCATCACCTGAAATTGTACAAAATACTGCTGGGTTTCTTTTCACCCCTCCTGCTTTTTTTGAGATTAGTTTTCATCATAATGGAGCAGTAAACTATAAAATACCTCAACTATTGCGTTGTGTATGTACGGGTATAGAAGTTAATTATGCACCTAATGGGTGGTCTGCTTATAAAGATGGTCACCCTGCACAAATAACAATAGGGTTATCATTTCAAGAAACAACAATACTAGATAGAAAAAAAATAGATGAAGGTTATTAAATGAGATACTTTAAAGTTCTACCAAAAGTTGTCTATACAAATCCAAAAGGATATTCTTTAGCGCTTACGAATATTTCAGTAAGATCAAAAATCATACCAAAAGTTTTAGATAACCCTTTATTATATTACAAATACTCAATTAAAGATGACGATACACCAGAAATAATAGCAGATAAGTATTACGGAAATTCTTATTACTATTGGGCAATATTAATAGTAAACGAGATGCAACACCCTATTTGGTCTTGGCCTATGCCTATAAATGTTTTTAATGACTTTATTGAAAACAAATATGGTCAACAAAAAAACGATATATATTTTTACGAAAAAATTATAACAAAAACCAATTTATACACGGAAGAAATAACCGAAGAACGAATTAAAATAAACGAAGATGCTTATAATGAATTAGTTCCTTCTGATATTAACGTAGAAATTGGAGATGACTATTTAAATATTGTCACAGACAAAAGAGAGGTATCATATTACGTTTATGAAGATGAATTAAATGAATCTAAAAGATTGATAAAAGTTTTAGATTCAAGATATCTTTACACTCTAGAACTTGAATATAAAAATTTATTTAAATGACAGTTGATCCATCCTCATTATTTTATCCTTCAGACTATAAGATAAATTATTTTAATCTTGTAGCACAAAATAAATCACCATTAGACATAACAAATCTAATAGTCGAACTGTCTTATTTCGAAGACTTATTTTCTTTTTCTGTGACAGGTTATGTTGTATTAAGAGATGCTGCGGGTGTTATTGAAGTAAAGAATATGCTTGGCAATGAATATTTCGAAGCAAATTTTGGCAAGTCCACAGAAGAATTAAATAATATTTCTGGCAAATATAGAATCTATAAAATAGAAAGTATAGAACCTGCATCAAATTTCACAAGTCAAGTATATAAAATTTATTTCTGTTCTGAAGAATTAATTTTATCTGAACAAAATAAAGTTTGCAAATCTTTCAGAGGTAAAACAATATCTGAAATGATTACTTACATATTGACTGACAAAACTCCAACAGGTAAACTACAGATACAAAACAATAAAGTTTTTGTAGAAGATACTCATGGCATATATGATTTAATTGTGCCCTTGTTAAAACCTTTTGAGGCAATAAGTTGGTTATCTTCTTTTGCTTTATCAAAGACATTTCAAAAAAGTGCAGATATGTTATTTTTTCAAAACAAATCTGGATTTTATTTTAGGTCAATACAATCATTGTTTAGGCAGACGCCATATAGAACCTACAAATATGAACTAGTTAATTTGCCTGACGAATCATTAGAACAAAAATTAAATAAAATTATTCGATATGAAATTGTAAAACCTTTTGATGTGATTACAAATATTAATACTGGTGTCTATGCGTCAAAGACAATTACAATAGATACACTTTTGAACAAAGCAAATACTACAGAAATGAATTTTGTAAAAAGTGGAAGAAAACTTCTTAACGATGTTGATGTTAATAAACCTTTATCGAACAGATTAGGATATACACAGGATCAATCTTTTGATGGTTGTTTAAAAGTTGTCATGGCAAATGCGGGACATCTATCTAATCCTTATTTAAGTCAAGTACCAACTGCGGATAAAAAAGACATATACGCATCAACATTTGTTCCAAGTAGAACAATTGATATATCTTCTCTTGAACACACAAGAATCAAGGTTGTTGTACCAGGTGATTCAAATTTAAAAGTTGGTCTTGTTGTCAATATTGTTATACCAAAGGTGCAAGAAAATGATAAGTCGCCAAATCCATTGTATTCTGGTAAATATTTAATTACTGCTGTCAGGCATTCAATTGTTACACCTGAATATTATCAAACTTTATTAGAACTATCTAAGGATAGTTATGCGACGTAATAAATACTTTATTATTTGAGAGGTTTTAATGAATTTTATAGGTAAAAATGGATTTACTTGGTGGATTGGAATGATTGTGAATACAGATGATCCGTTAAAACTAGGAAGGCATCAAGTGCGTATATACGGTTGGCATAGCGATAGCACAAGCGAGATACCAACGGAAGATTTGCCATGGGCACAAACTTTATTATCGATAAACGGTTCAGAAGGGTGGTCAAATGCAGGAGAATCTGAATTGGTTTTAGGGTTTTTTACTGATGGTCTATCTGGTCAATTTCCTGTAATTATAGGAAAATTTGGCGGATTGACTGCCTCTCAAATTAAAACTTTAGGAGGATAAATGGCTGAAAATACAACATTAGGTATTAAGGACCTTTTAGTTACTGCAAGTGAATCTGTAGTAACAAAAATGGGTTCTGGATTTTCTAACAAGACCACATTAAAAAATATAGCAGCACCTCCAGAGGGTGTAATTGTTTATAAGAATGGAGAACCTGCTACGCCTAGATTGGCAAGAGGTGATCTAGCAAATTCAATAATAAAACTAACAAATAATAATTCACAACACGCCTGTGATTTTAAATTTTTAATTAATTTTGGCGATCTTAATATTGGTGTAATTGATAATCCTGTTACTGTTATACAAAACGCAATTAAAGAAGGAAAAAACAAAGCTGCGCAAATTATCAAAGCCCTTCTTGGGCAATTCATGGATGGCGTAAGAACAGTATTAACAGCATTAAACGCAACACTTAGTTTAGATCCTTCTGGTCTATATTCCGCCGCATTTGATGCGGCAAGAGATATTATCAGAAGAATTAACAAAATAACAAAAAAGATAGCAGAATATGTTGCCACGGCAGCAATGTATGTGTATCTTGTACTCGAATTAAAACAAATTGTGGAGTGGATTAAACAGTTACCAAATTACATTAAAAAATTATTGCAGGATTGTTTGAACACCTTCAATAAAAATATACAAGGGCTTGTCAATCAAGTTACTGGTGTGGTTGCAGCATTGAATTCTAGTATTGCTTCTGCAACATCTCAATTTTCATCAACACAAAATATTGATTTTTCTACTGTCACAGGCGCTAACGATTTAAATACAATATTGAGTTCGTTAACAACTTTAGGTGATTCTACAAATACTGCAATAAATGATATAGCTGTTTCCGCAAATACGCCAGGGGCAAATCTTATAAATTCTAGTGTTATTTCAGAATTTCTATATACATCAACACCAGATACAGACGCATTGAGAATATTCTTGCAAAAAGAGTTTGCAAACTCGGCAAGTGATTTTCAAAATTCTAACAGTACGGCAGATTCGATGCCGCCATGAGGATTAAAATATAATGGCAACAACTAAACCAGATTTTTTTAGTGGATGGGTAGAACCTAGATCACCAGCAAACGAAGATACACCACCAGAATATCCATTTAATCATATACAGGCAACACCTTCTGGTCATTCATTTGAGATGGATGACACACCAGATAGACAACGGATTCGTTTACAACACAGAATGGGCACATTTATAGAGATGCATCCAAACGGCGACGAGGTGCATAAAGTTTATGGTGACGGTTACGAAATAACAATCAAAGATAAAAATGTTCTCGTTAAAGGCAAATGTAATATCACTATTGAAGGTGATGCACAATTACATTACATGGGCAACAAGACAGAATATATTGAAGGCAACTACGAATTACACGTTAAGAAATCATTTAATATTTTATCCGAAAGGTCAATCCAAATGACTTCACAATCTGATATGATGATTCGTGGAGGTAATGGTTTAACTGGCGCCATAGATATTCAAGCGGCAGATAACGTAACTATAACGGCTGATGTAAACATAGAAGGTGGTGTAACCGCACAAAAAATGCTTTCACTTGGTGATGTTAACGCATTGACAGGTGTCCGTGCGGGACCATTAGGATTTGTTTCTGTTCTCGGAGGATTATCAATTGGTATTCCTGCTGCTACACCAGGAAATATTCTTTGTATCGGAACAATTGATGCCGGAATAGCAATGATTGCACCTTTGGGCACCTTTGGTTTAATGAAAGCAATAATGATGACGGATATTGTTAACACTTTGATTTATGACGTACATTGGCATTATGCGCCCAGAGGGCAGACGAGTCTTCCAATATTTCCAATGATTTAAGGATTAGATTATGAGTACACCAATATATTCATCGTTAAATTTTCCAGCGTCAATGAGCAATACTGTCGTTGACTTTGATGCGAGAACAAAAAAACATTTAGATTCTATTCCAAAATTAATTTCCGATTGGCAATATCAGGATATGGCAAACAATGATGTAGGAGTATATTATGTAAATCCTGTTGCAAATGTTTGCAATACTATTATATCCATTGCATATCGAATTTATGGTACAACAAAAATTGCAAATGTTTCTTCAGATTTGCCCACAGTAAATACAAACGCATATGAATTGGCCAATACGGCAAATAATTTCCTATATCACACAAATCGAATATCAGGTGTGCAACTTCCGACGGCAGATACAGGTAATTTACCGCATTTGGAATCGGCAATAAATACAGGAAGAGTTTTAACTTATTTTTTATATCAGAACGAAGATATTTCAAACAATTCCGTTATTTTAGGTAATTTTTCAGGGTTATATACAGCTAA